TATAGTCTGTTTAGTCTCTGTATTAATAGATAGATTCTTCTCATCTATAGACAACTCATCTGTACAGATATTCTTTATTAACTGACCAGGTACATTGTTAAACGGCTTAGATATAGTCTTAGATTGACTGATATACGCATGCTCTGAGACTACTCTGAATACATACGTTGCTGTACCAGGACTGAGTTTAGCGTAACTATGTATCTCTGCGATCTTGAATTTGTGCGAGTATTTGTCCTGTTGACCATCTTGAAGCCGTCTCTTCAGTACTAGGTGTAGTCCCTCCCCACTCACACATTTCACTTTTTCAAGCATTTGTGCAGCATCTAATATAGATACCTCACCTTGCAAGGATCCACTATACAGAGACTCTTCTATAGAGAGAGATGCTATAAGATCTGATATATCGTATTCTGTACCATTACTACATGTAAGTACTGCACTCTCTAACTCATAAGATGATGGTACTATAGCTTCTGATCCATTAGCAAGTTTACTATTAGAATTAGACATTGTTTATTATTGCCTCATATTTTTCTACAAAGTCTGTTATATACTTTGGATCTATTACTCTTATCTTTGATCTTGCTTCGTTACTCGTAAAGAGATGATTCCTATGAGTATGAAAGGAAAGTTCTCCGGCTGGCTCTCCACCAGTAATGAATGTTGCAACTGATTGTACTCTTTTCTCTGGATCGTCTGTTCTATAGTAATCATGTGGAGCGTCTATATACTTATAGACATCATGTGTATTAACGCTATCATCTGAGGTAAGTCCGGTTATAGATTCTGTCGCATTAGATGGTCCTGAGGCTGAAGATCCTATGAATGATCCTACAACATTTTGCAAGACTAACTGATTCATATCAAGATTCTTTACTACTATAGTACCTGTTGCACCTGACGTCGTTCCTGTTACTGTTTCTCCAAGTTCGAATCGTCCTGCTAAGCTATTAGGATAGGATGATATCACTCCAGGATCTCCTGTCTCATCTACATAGGGATTCGTTGTAATGACTACACCCTCGAATTCTTGATCCATATACGCATGAAGCTTCTCTTGACTCATCGGCCATGCAGCAAGTCCGTCATGAAGGAAATCGTTAATAACGAAGAACGTCCAATAGAACTGAGTAGTACCATACAGTCTCTGACTGACGATATCAGGTCTTTCACCATTCTTTATCTCATAGAAGCTATACGCATTAAGATCATCAAGGAATGCTTTGAGTGGTCTTGCACTTCTATAGATATCGACTACTGTCTGTTGAATACCATTACGATCGAAATCATATGGCAACTTAGGAAACTGTCGAAAGTAACTCATATTATCCTCCTACTCTATTAGATACGTTTGTTTCTTTATTCTGATTAAGGCTATCTGGAGAATCGCCAACAACATGACCGGCAGATTCGTATCCATCTATATAGTCAAGTCCTGCTCCATAGAGATCATCTCTTGTTATTGCACGTACCTCTTGGAATGATAACGTAAGATCTACTTCTACTGGTGCAGCTCCTTTCTTACCGTCGTTTGCATGAAAGGAATTGCCTGTTGCATTATAGCTCGCGGTCATTCCGGTAAGGTATGTATCTATGATTCTTGGCATATACTTATTGACCTTTCCCCCAGCCATGAATTTGATACGAAACGTAGGTGGATACTCTAATGATCCTGCACCTATATCCTTTGGATACATGTACTTTCTAAACGCATTTTCTATATCATGAGCTGTTACTGATTCTGCAGCTGATGTAGGTACAAGTTTGAACGCAAACTCGAATTGTCTTACGTTGACTCCTTCGAATGTCGTTGCAGTATAGGGATTAACTATCAATCCACTCTTCAGTTCAGCTGATTTTGCAAATCCACCAATGCCAGGAACAGAACCCAGAAAGCCTTGCCCGTTTTTGATGACATTCGATTTCACGTCAGCTCCAGTAACGCTTTCACCATTTACTGCAGCATTTGCAACCATACCTCCAATGCCTAATTCAGCAGACCCGTAGTTCATACCGTCATTAGATCCTATACCCACTGGGACGAACAAGTGAATCTGAGTGAACTCAGGAACTCCTTTTCTTGCCATTGAAAAAGATACGTGTGGAAATCCATCTTCGGATACTCTTGACCTGAGTGTCTCAGGGAATGTTAAGATTGTCATGTGTTTGTCTACCTATATAAATACTAATACATTAATAACTATAGAACTATTTATATGGCTTACGCAAGCGCTTACAAGGGTAAATACACAGTAAAGAACAAAAAGAAATATGCTGGAGATCCTACTAAGGTAACATATAGATCTCTATGGGAACGTAATGCAATGAGATGGGCTGAGGCTAATCCACAAATAGTACGATGGAATAGCGAAGAGATTGTTATACCATATAAGTGCAACACTGATGGTCGAATGCATAGATACTTTGTTGATATGCTGATTGAGATGTCTAATGGTGAAGTTATCCTTGTTGAAATCAAACCTAAGAAACAGACTATACCACCTAAGAGTACTCGTAAGAAGACTAAGAAGTATATTGCTGAAGTTACTACATATATTAAGAACACATCTAAATGGAATGCAGCTCAGCACTATGCTAAGTCACGTGGATGGAAGTTTCAGATATGGACTGAGGACACCTTGAAAAATATCGGTGTTAAGATGATTAACGAATCGAAGAAGAGTTATAAATAGTTATATGGCAAATTCACTTTTTGATACACTACAATCGCAAGCATTTAGAGCTGGGGTAACACCTAGGACTAAGGATGCTCAGAACTGGTTTAAGCGCAACGTTAAGAAGTTGGGCGATACTAATCCACGATCGTTGCTTAAGGATACAGCATTAGAACCTACAACAAAGCCAAGAGTTGGCGATATGATGATGTATTTCTATGATCCTAAGCACAAAGCAACTCTACCATACTATGATAGATTCCCTCTAGCAATCATGGTAGAACCAGCACCTGGTGGTTTCTATGGACTGAACTTGCACTATCTATCACCAGGAGTACGTGCTCGGTTCTTAGATGCAATGATGGATTTAGCGCCTAAGACTATGAATGATACTACACGATTGCAGAAACTACGTTATGCAACTATAATAGGTGCTAAGAAATATAAAGAATTTGCACCATGTTTTAAGCATTACTTAATGGACCATGTTAAGTCACGTATAGTACGTGTCCCTATGACTGAATGGCCTATTGCAATATTCTTACCAACAGAACAGTTCAAAGGCGTTAAAGCCGAATCTGTTTGGAGATACTCAAGGAAACAATACGCATCATGAACAGTATAGACAACCTTAAAGCAGTAATATCTAAGAAGGGTGGTCTTGCAATGCAAAATCGCTTTCAAATATTCTTTACTCCTCCTACAGCCAACAGCGTTAGGTCATTACTTAATCAGGATATTGGTAGTTTAATTGGTGACCTTGCAAAGAATGCTATTAGTGGTGGATCACCAAAGAATCTTATACCAGATCCAAGAGACATCTCTATACTATGCGAAGCTGTTAGCTTTCCTGGTAGACAAATTAGTACTATAGACTATATTGCTGAACGACAAGCAATTAAGATCCCATACTCAGTTATCAATGAAGATATCAGTATGACTTTTCTTCTTACTAATGATTACTATGTCAAAAAGATGTTTGATACATGGTCTACTGGTATATTCGATGTTGAGAATTATAGGGCCGGATACAAAAAAGATTTCGTTACAGATATTGTTATACAACAGTTAGATCAAAACAATATCCCAGTTTATGCTGTAAAACTGGAGGGTGCTTTCCCTACAACAATCAGTGCAATTAATCTGGACAACAACAGTGAAAACACCGTTCAGAAAATGACAGTGACAATGAGTTACGAAAACTACGTACCAGAAGATATTGTGGATACCGCGTTCTCAACAGCAGGAACGGTTCTCAATTCGCTTCTTGGTTAATATGATTTAATATAATTTTTTATAATTAGGAGAATAGAATGGCTTTACCCAAGATTAACGTACCTATGTATGACGTGTATTTACCGTCAACAGGTGCAAAACTAAATATGAGACCTTACTTAGTAAAAGAAGAAAAGGTCCTAATGATAGCATTAGAATCCAGTGACCCTGGACAAATTGCACAATCAGTACGGAATGTTATTAGTTCGTGTTATTCAATTGAAAACGTTGATGATCTAACAACATTTGATATAGAATATTTGTTCTTACAACTAAGAGGTAAATCAGTTGGTGAGGATATGGAATTACAGCTTAAGTGCGATAAGTGCGATACGTTAAATCCACTTGTTGTTAATGTTAATGACGTTAAGATGACAAATATTAGTGATAAAAGTAATGTTGTAATGATAACTGATGAAGTAGGTCTTAAAATGAAGTGGCCTTCAGTTAAGACATTTGGTAGTATTGATGCAACAAAGTTAAACTCAGTTGAAGGTTTAATGGATCTAATAATGGAATGCATTGAAAGTATATTTGATGCAGATGCAGTATACAATAGAGATGAGATGGGTAAAGATGAATTAGTTGATTTTATTGACAACTTAAATTCAGCACAGTTTAAAAAGGTGCAAGCATTCTTTCAAGACATTCCAGCTGTAGAGTATAAGACTAAGTTGATATGTCACAAATGCAAAGAAGAGAATGAGATTGAGTTAAAGGGTCTGCAAAGTTTTTTTTCATAGGCCTTTCTCACGAAAGCTTGACCAATTATTATAAGACAAACTTTGCATTAGTACAACATCATAAGTACAGCTTGACAGAATTGGAAGATATGCTACCGTGGGAAAGGCAAATATACGTTAGTCTACTACATCAGTATATTGAAGAAGAAAATCGAAAAATGAAACAGAGGAATCGATAATGACAGAAGAAACAAAGGGACATCACCCAGCAGATAGCAACGGTGATGGCAAGGTATCCAAAGAAGAAGAAGCTATGTATCTTGAGTTTAAGCGTAAAGAGCTTGATGATCAAGATGCTATGCGAGATGCACAAAGATCAATGGCTTGGTTTGCACTAGGTGGTATGTTACTGTATCCTTTTGCTGTAGTACTAGCATCATTAGCTGGTTTAGACCAAGCGCAAGCAACTCTAGGTAGTATGGCACCTACATATTTTGTAGCTGTTGCTGGTATTGTTGCAGCATTCTTTGGGGCTCAGGCATTTAACAAAAAATAAAGGTAGACACTCATGGCAGATGATAACACAGGGCAATTTCAAGAACTAATCGATTTAATGGCGGCTAATAATAAGTCAACCATTGAGATTGAACGTGATGGCAGAAATACACGACGTCATTTATTGGAAATGAAGAAACTGCAAACATCTGCTCTTGAGACGAATAAGAGTATATCAACAGTATTTGAAAACTTCTTCGAAGCTATGGACGCTAATAGGCTTTCTGATGCAGAAGGAGAGATGGAAAGATTATCTCTATTCGAAGATATTAGAGCGTCGTTAGATGGTGGTATAGTAGTTAACGATAACGATAAGTCAGATAGTAAATCTGGTCCTGGTATGATGGGCAAGCTCGGTGGTATGATGGGCGGAGCTGCTATGGCCGCTGGCGCATTACTTGCAGGTGTAGGTATAGGTGCAGCTGGTCTTACATATGCTATGGGCAAGATGGAAGAGTTAGACACCAAAAAGATTAAAGAAAACGTTGATGATCTATTGTCAATGGCTGAATCTGATAGAATGACTGTAGGTAATGTTGCAGCAGTAAGTGCAACTATGACAGCTCTTGGAATTGGCTTAGCTGCCTTTACTTTAGGCGAAGGCGCTTCAAAGGCTGTTGCTAAGTTTTCTGAAGGTAGTGATTGGCCTCAAGACATAAAAGATAATGTTGAAACGCTATTATCGATAAGCGATATACCAGGCATGGGTGGAGATGCTGCAGCTGTAAGTGCAACATTAACTGGTCTAGGAATTGGCCTAGCGGCATTTGGTATAGGTAAAGCCGCAGACGGTGTTGGTACTGCAATATCATCATTTAGTGAAGGTAACTTTGCAGACAATATTAAGAAAGAAGTAGAAACTTTACTATCAATAGATACTGCATCAGCTAAAGATACAGCCGGTTTAGTTGCAACGCTTGCAGGTCTAGGAGTCGGCTTAGCTTTATTTAGTGTTGGTAAAGCTGGATCAGGAGTTGCTGATGGAGTAACTCAATTTACTCAAGGTGATAACTTTGCGGCTGATATCAAGAAAGAAGTAGAGACTTTGCTATCGATTGATACTGGTGCTAAAGGCGATGTTAGTGGATTTGTAGGAACTATGACAGCTCTATCAGCCGGTTTAGTTGCATTTGCAATAGGTAAAGGCAGCGCTGGAGCTGCAGATGCTCTTACTAAATTTACAGCTGGTGATAATTTTGCTGAAGATATTAAACGCGAAGTCGATACACTATTAACTATTGGCGATAGCGCTGATATAGAAAGAACACTAGCGGCTACTGGATCTCTTGCTGCCCTAGGTGCTGGTCTAACTGCATTCGGTGCTGGTAAAGGTGTCAATGCTCTTGCTGACTTAGGGTCTTCTATTGTTGGATTCTTTACTGGATCTAAGAGTCCGGTAGAACAAGCAATTGAAGTAGGCGAAAAGGCCGAGACAATTCAAGCTGGCGCAGATGCGTTTTCCGCGTTTGCTGATGTATTTGAAAGAATGAGTACGATGGGTGATATATCAATTGATATGGACGATGCAATTGAAGAAATGGTAGAATATACCAAAACTCTTGAAAAGATCTTGCAGGGTGGTAAACTTACTATTGGCAAAAACTTTGAAACTGATGGTCTTGCTAATCTTACAGGTGATGTTGATAAAGCTGTTAGTAATATTAATAGAGTACGTGATGTATTACAATTACAATCTGGTTCAGGTTCTCAAGTGCAAGCTGAAGAGTCTCAATCTGGTAATAAGATCATCACTATATCAGCTGAAAATATAGAATTAAGAATGCCACAAGCAGCGGCTCAAGGTAATACTGTTGCTGTTGCTGATAACAGTAAAAAGTCTACTGTTCAAAATACAATAGTCAATACCCAACCTAAAAATAGAGTTAGCGATACTCTTCAAAATGCTTATGGATAGTAGTCCTGTTGTATACTGGACATCCAAATGGATTAAGACAGGTAATATTATTGAAGTTGATAAAAAGGATGGCGGAAAGGAACTGATACCTGAATTAGTATTAGTAGGAGAACGAAATCCGGATTATATTCCTAAGAAATAAAAAAAGGGACCCCGAA